AAGGATAGAAGGGAGACACGGGCGCGGCCGGTGCGGCGGGCACACAGGGCATCCAAGGCTTGCAGGGTCCGAAGGGCGACACGGGCGCAGCGGGCACGCAAGGCATCCAAGGATTGAAGGGCGACACCGGGTTGCAGGGTCCAGCCGGCGCAGCCGGCGCCACGGGTGCCACGGGTCCCGCTGGACCTGCGGGTGCGGACGGGTCTTCTGTGTTTACGGCGGCTGCGATTGCGCGTGGTGCGACGACGCCGACTGCTCCGCTCTATACGCCGCGCTTCTCCACGGTCGAGAACGATGTCGTGGTGTGGGATGGCACGGTATGGAGCATCGTCGGAAGCGGCGCGCGCGACGGGCTGATGCGTGGCGCGACGGGCTGGACTGCAGACACGACGTACTACACCGCGCCCGCTGGTGTCGGCTACGGCAGCACTGCTGGCTGGTACTTCGCGGCGCTCGTCTCGTTCTTGCCGATGGCTGGCATCCGCTTGCTCGGCGGGTCCACAGCCGGCTCAAAGGGCTTCGACTTGCGCACGATGGAAAGCGCGTTCTGCTGGTTCATGGCCGACAACGCGGGCGTGAACAGCTCGGCTCCTGCAGTCGCTGACTACTTCGTGGGGCCGGACTTCGGCCAACTGCACCTTCTCATCATGTCGTGGGACGTGAGCGTGATGAAGATGCGGACCTGGGCGCGTCGCGCTGAGGTCGGCACGGGCGTCACGCGCACGGGCTACACGCCAGGAATCAACCCGCTTCAGATCGGGCAACTGGCAGGCTACGGCGCTTATGCCCCTGGCAACGGGCTGACCGTCTACGGCTGGGCCATGGGGCACGGCGTGAACATCACCAACGCCGAGGCGCTGGCTCTGTTCGATACCGTCAGGACCAGCGGCGCGATGTCCGGTGTGCCCGGCAAGACCGATGTGCTGGTTGATCTGACAGCCGATGCCAAGGCGAATGGCGGCCTGTTACCTAACGCTCCTGTGAATCGCGTCGGTGCCGGAGGTGTCTTCGCACGATCAGGAACGCCGACGCTGGCGAAGGTGCCCACGCTCAACGGACGAACGACGTACGGCGTCCTCGGCGCCTCAGCCTCTTCGTACTTGCAGCGCACGGGCGGCGTGGCCATGCGCGGCGCGACGGGCGGGCACTGGTTCGCGCTGCGCTGCATTCTGCATACCTCAGCATCCGGTGGGTCTGAGTTTCTCGTCGATGTTAGCTCGGGCGGCGACGGCTTCCGCATCGCGCGCCTTCCCGTGTCGGACAAGATCGAGATGTACTGCTACGGCGCCGTCAACATCACCGCGCCAAGTGCGAACCTGACCGTTGCCGATCGCGACATCCCCATCCTCCTGCTCTACACGTTCGACGGCGCCACGCACGCGGTGCGCAACAGTCGCGGCACCATCATCAGCGGAGCGGGTGGCTACGCCGTACCGTCGCTGGCCGCTGCCAAGATGACCCTTCTGTCTGACAACTCAGGCGGAAGCGCCCCGGCAGTCAACACCACGCTGTTCGAGGCTGCAGGCGGCAACGCCGCGCTGTCACAGCCCGAGATTGACGCCATCTTCGCGAGCTTCCAGAGCGAGCGCAAGCTGGTGACGCCTGCGGCCAAGACCGCGTTCTCGCTCGACCTCACACAGGATGTCGCCGCCAACGGGGGCGCGGCCAACGGGGTGCCCGCGACGATTGCAGACCGCACGGGCTCAGCACCGCTGTCACGCATCGGCACGGGCCTGCAGGTGACACGCCGTACGGACCGAACCTGGGGCTACGAGACGACGCCGATCGCCACGGGCGTCACGGGGTTCAACCCTAGCTCGTACCTGCGCTCGGCTTCCGCAATGGCAGACATCGGCGCGGGCACGTGCTGGATGTCCGTTGCGTTCATCCTCAACACGTTGGCGGGAGCCGGCACGCAGATCCTCGCGTCGAACCAGCCGGTGGGGCAGGCCCCGCTATTCATGATCTACGCGCTGCCTGCCTCGAACACGTATGTCTGCGGGATGGCGAATGCAGGCGGTGGCAGCTTTTACTCGAGCGGAAACGGCTCACTGCCAACGGGCGCGGCGCTCGGTAAGATCATCCTGGCGACCGGCTACTACGACGGCACGAAGCTGGGCCTGTTTCTCAACCGTAGCGTGAGCGTCTCGGCGGCAGCGTCGATCACGACGGGCGCTCCCACGGCGCCGCTTCACATCGGCGGCGAGGCGTCGGCGCTCGGGCGCGAGTTTACGGCGGGCACGATTCTCGGCGTGGCAGCCGGGCAGGGCGTGCTCAGTCTCGCCGAGCACTATGCGATGTACGACGCGCTGGTGGCCGACGACGGCGCGCTCTCGGGCGTGCCAGGCAAGAACCGGCATCTCTACCAGCTCCACAACCTGTCAGGCTCGGTGCCGGCGACCGTGACCGACCTCGGTTCGGTGCCCAACAATCTCACGCGGATCGGTGCGCCGACGCTCGCGCCCATCCACCATCGCGCCTTCGCGGCGTGAAAACCAGGGAAGGCCCATGGATCGCCTCACACTCGACGACGCTCAGGTAGATGACAAGCGCGCCGAGGCGCTCGCGGCCAATGCGCGGCTTGACGGCGTGTGGGAAGCCGACGCCGCGCCGACGCGCACGGGCGAGGTCTGCCCCGGCAGCCTGCTGCGGCTGTTCGACGACGTGCAGCTACGCGACGGGCTGATCTACCGCGTGATTGCGCCTGCCGAGGGGCGCGACCGCTTCGTCTGCTGGGGCCGCACTGACTTCGGCATGACGTACACCACAGCGAGCGTGTTCGACGTGGTGGACCGCGCGCCGGTCGATCCGGTCGAGCAAGCCATGCCGGTGCTCGGCACGTTCGAGCCGCCCGCCGAGACGCTGCCCGAGACGCCGGTATGGAATCCCGACCTGCCGGCGCTGCGCCAGCAAGCCTTCGCGCAGATCGACCAGCGCAGTGACCTCTGGTTCGCCTCGGGGCTGGTCTACGAGGGCGTGGTGTACAGCCTTTCTGAACGCGCGCAGATTCGCTACCAGTCGATGGAGCGGTTTGCGGAGCTGCTCGTGCCGATCACCATCAACTCCCTCGATGACACCGTGGCCGTGCGCTTCGAGACGGCCGACGCGCTGCGCGCCTTCTGCATGACCGCGCTCAGCGTGGTCACGGGCATCGTGAACGACGGCGGCGAGCAGAAAGAGATCGTGCGCGGCCTGCAGACTGGCGAGGAACTGGCGGCCTACCAGGACCCGCGCCCAGCGCCTGCAGACGTGCCGCTCGAGCCGGGGCAGGCATGAGCCCCGAGCTGAGCGCCGCCTTCGACGGGCTGGTCCTGGCCGCGCTGACGGCGGCGACCGGCTGCGTGACGGCACTCGGCATCGCCGGCGTCGCGCACGTATGGCGGGCGCGCAAGCGCGCTGACCGTGCCGAGGAGCTTGACCACAAGCGGCTCGAGCTCGCCCAGCTCGAGGTGGACGAGAAGATCCGCGCCAAGGTGCGCGCCGCCGCCCTCGACGCCGCGTCCATTGCACAAGAGACCTCGTACGGCCGCAGCGAGCCGCTCAGTGGCAAGGACAAGGCCGCGCTCGCCGCCGACAAGCTGCGCGAGATGGAGCCCTCGCTCGAGCGCGCGGCGGTGACCGACCTGGTCAAGCTCGGCGCGGCGCAGCTGCGCTCGCAGTCCACCAGCCCCGTGAAGCTGTCGCCGCCGCCCTCGGGCACGTACCTGCTGACGCCGAGCCAGGCGCCACCGCCCGACGTGGTGCGCCCTGGCGCCTTGGAAGACCGGCCGACTCTGCCACCGCTCAAGCGGCCCCTCGCGCCGCGCAAGGAGACCTGATGAACATCCCTATCCACGCACCGCGCCCCGTGCGCCTGGCGGCCGTTCTCGGCGCCCTGATGGCGCTGTGCATGCTGGTGATCGCCAGCTGCGCCAGCTGCCAGGCAGGCACCGCGGACGCCCACGTTCGTAGCGCCCTTGACGCGTTCAACCTGGCCGCCTCGCCGGCCTGGGCGGGCGTCAACGAGGCGTGCATCTACCGCCAGCGCGCCATCAACGCAGAAGCCCAGGCCGGGCGCATCTCGGTGGAAGAGGCCTGGCGGCAGCTTGGCCCGGTGCGCGCGCGCTGCCATGCCCTGACTGAGTTGTTTCAGGGCATGCGCGTCGCGCATGACCAGGCCAGCACGCTGGTCGAGCAGGGGAAGGTACAGGACGCCGAAGTGTGGCTCACCAAGCTGCGTGAGCAGTGGCGCGAGGCGGGCGAGCTCGCGCCGCCAGACGCCGGGGCGGCACTGGTGGCCGACGCGGGAGGTGCCCTGTGAACCTCGCCTGGCTTCCCTACCTGGCCAAGATGCTCGCGAGCCAGGCCGTGCGCGAGCTACTGCGTGAGCTGTTTGAGCTGACCAGCGGCGACCCGGCCGCGTCTTCTAGGGCGCTGCGGCGGATGCGCGACCAGGGCGGCGCGCTCTACGAGGCCGAGCGGGAGATCGACGCCGAGCTGATTGCGCTCAAGGAGCGCCAGAAGAAGCCGCCGTCGTGAGCGCGGCGCTGCGCCCGCCCGAGGAGCACGGCACCATCATCGCGGACGGGCGGCACCTGCTGACGGGCGCGCCCGTGCGCAACTGGGTCAGCTCGGGGCTGCAGTTCAAGGACGTGCGCCCGCGCAAGCGCACGCGCCAGGTGTTTCTGCACTGGACCGCAGGCGAGGGCGACGCCGCCCAGACGTTCGCCACGCTCAGGCAGAAGCACGCGAGCGTGCACTTCCTGGTCGATGCCGAGGCGCGGGTCTGGCAGTTCTGCGACGCGGACATGCTGTGCGGCCACGCGAAGCTGCATAACGCTGAATCGGTGGGCGTGGAGATCACAAGCCGGGGAGACGATGCGCGGGTCAAAGACCGGCTCGTGATGCGGCGCGACGTGGTGGAGATGGTGCACGGCCGGCACATCCGGTACGGCGACTTCTCGGACGCGCAGAAGGAGGCGGTGCTGCAGCTGGTCGAGACGCTCTGCCGCGCTTACAAGCTGCCGATGACCGTGCCGCTCGAGGCGGACGGCAGCGTGGTCTCGGGCGTCCTGCCGCCTGCATATTTGGGGCGCTACCACGGGGTCTTGGGGCACTATCACACGCGCACGGACAAGCGTGATCCGGCACCGGGGCTGCTTGCCCTGGTGCAGCGGCGCGGCGCTGAGCGGGGGATAGGGTGAGCGACGAGACGCTCGAGAAACTCACGGTCGTCTACTGCGACATCGCCGCGCTGATCCCCTACGCGCGCAACGCAAGAACTCATTCGGATGCTCAAATCGCTGAAATAGCCGCGAGCGTCAGGGAGTATGGCTGGACCAACCCGGTGCTGATCGACGAGGCGAGCAACATCATCGCCGGCCACGGCCGCGTGCTAGCCGCCCGCCAGCTCGGCCTGACCGAGGTGCCGACCATCACGCTCACGGGCCTCACCGAGACCCAGCGCAGAGCCTACGTGCTGGCCGACAACAAGTTGGCCCTGAACTCGGGCTGGGACGTGGACAAGCTCGCGATCGAGCTCGAGGAGCTGCGGCACGCGGGCTACGACCTGGGTCTCACCGGCTTCGGCGAGGCCGAGGTGCAGCACATCTTGGCCGGCTGGGACCACGGGTCTGAGCCCGAGGAGACCGAGCCTAGCGACGCGCCGCTCGAGGCGGTCATCAAGGTGCGGTGCAGGAGCGTCGATGCGGACGACCTCAAGAGCGTGGTGGCGCGCGCGGTAGCGGACAGCGGCATCGAGGGGGCGCGCCTTGTCGAGTGAGGCGCCGCCGCCGTTCAACGTGCTGGTGGCGTTTCCGTACGTGGCCGAGAAGACCACGTTCGCGATGCTCGAGCAGTTCGCCTCGCTCGGGTCGGGCGTCCGGTGGCTGTGCGACTCGGGCGCGTTCACCGCCTGGAAGAGTGGCAACCCGATCACGCTGGACTCTTACTGCGCGTTCCTCAAGAGCCTGCCGGTGACGCCGTGGCGCTACTTCGCGCTCGATGTGATTGGCGATGGCGACGCCACCTGGCGCAACTACCAGGAGATGCTGCAGCGGGGCTTCACGCCCGTGCCGGTGTTCACGCGTGGCGAGAAGCTCGACATGCTCGAGCGCTACTACGAGACGAGCGATCTGGTGGCGATTGGCGGCCTGGTCTCCCACGTCAACCCGTGCAAGCCCTACCTGAAGTTTCTGCACAAGCACCTGGCCGGCCGCCACTACCACGCGCTCGGGTTCAGCTCGATGGCGTGGATCAAGTACCTGCGTCCGTACTCGGTGGACTCGAGCAGCTGGGAGGCGGCGCGGCGCTACGGCCAGCTCGCCATCTACCGGGGCTCTGGCAAGATCGACAGCCTCAGCCGCGCGGATGTAGACAAGGCGCTGCGGCGCGGCTCGGGCGAGCTGATCGACCGCGTGCGCATGCTCGGGTTCAAGCCGAGTGAGCTTGCCAAGGAAGAGAGCTGGCGCGGCGGCACGGCGCTGAGTGCGCGCATCACCACGGCGAGCTGGATGTGGCTGAGCATCGACGTCGAGAAGGTGCTCAAGACCAAGCTGTTTCTCGCCATCGCGGCGAGCTTCGGTGGCAACTACAAGCCCTATCTACCGGACGCCTACGCGCGCGCGCTGCGCGCGGCGGGCCATCCCGCGCAACCTGCGCTCGAGGCTAGACCATGACCAAGTTCGACAAGGCGCTCGTCGTGCTCAGCGGCGGGCAGGACTCCACCACGTGCCTGTACTGGACGAAGAACCGCTTTCGGGAAGTGCACGCGGTCAGCTTCGACTACGGCCAGCGCCACCGGGTCGAGCTAGACGCAGCGCGCAGGGTCGCGGCGATGGCCGAGGTCACGACGCACCAGGTGCTGACGGTGCCGCCGGGGCTGCTCAAAAGCACCTCGCCATTGGTGGACCCGGCGGCCGAGCTCGAGCGCTACCCGGACCCCGAGACCATGGCGCAGGTGATCGGCGAGCGCGTGGAGCTGACGTTCGTGCCGATGCGCAACGCGCTGTTTCTCACGGTGGCCGCCAACCACGCCATCGCGCTCGGGTGCCGCACGCTTGTCACGGGCGTCTGCGGCGAGGACAACGCCAACTACCCGGACTGCCGCGAGGCCTTCGTCGAGGCGCAGACCGACGCCATCAACCAGGCCCTTGGCATACGAGACTTCGTCATCCACGCGCCGCTGATGCACAAGAGCAAGCCCGAGAGCGTGCAGATGGCGCGGCTGATGCTCGGGTGCTGGGATGCCCTCGGCTACTCGCACACCTGCTACGCCGGGCAGGTGCCGCCGTGCGGCACGTGCCACGCGTGCGTGCTGCGCGCGGACGGCTTCGCCAAGGCCGGGGAGATCGACCCGCTCATCCTGCGCACGCGGAGCGCGGCGTGACGCGCGCGCGGGAACGGGTTGCGGACCTGCGCGCGCGCATTCGCGCCGACGACGGCACGTTCGCCGCCAACGACAACATCGCCCGCTATCTGCAGGAGGGCGACCTCGCGGCGATCGAGGCCGAGGCGCGCGCGGCGGTGTGCCAGCTGCTTGACGCGCTGTGCATCGACCAGGGCTCGGACCCCAACAGCCGGGAGACGGGCGAGCGCGTGGCGCGCATGTTCGTGCGCGAGGTCTTTCACGGGCGCTACATGCCGCGCCCGGTGCTGACCGACTTCCCGAACTCAAAGCAGCTCGACGAGCTGTACACGGTGGGACCGATCGCCGTGCGGTCTTGCTGCGCGCACCACCTGGTGCCGATCCTCGGCGAGGCCTACGTCGGGGTCATCCCTGGCGAGCGCGTGGTGGGGCTGAGCAAGTTCGCGCGGCTGGCCGAGTGGGTCCTGTCGCGTCCGCAGATTCAGGAAGAGGCCGCGGTGCAGCTGGCCGACGCGCTCGAGC